CCACCTTTTTATGATAGAATTGTATCACAAGAACTTAAGGAATCAAATGTGACTAGCAAAAGGAACGAATGTGACTGAAAAAGAAATATATAACATAGCCTTTGGTGTTAGGATGATGTTTGAATATGATGAAGATGAGTTTGAGTTCATTAAGAAGTATATAAATGAGATGGATAATAAGGGACTAGATAAGATGCTTATTGCTTGGATTAAGGAGAGAAGAAATGAACCTAAAATCAATAAAGATTGATGATATTGCTAGGATTATTCAATATAATGAAGATAAGAGTAAGAAGAAATTATCAGAGTTAAAGTCCATTAAGATTCATCCAGAGACATATAGAACACTAAAGAAGATACAGAGTGCTAATAGCTTGAAGAGTGTATATGGAACAATAGATATACTCATTATAACTGCTGCTATGGCTCAGATGAGTGATAGTACAGATGAATATCAATCAATTAAGAAAAGGATTGTTGCATGACAAATAGAGAAGTATACGATGCTATTATGGTTGAGTTTAGTCAAGTAGACTTTAATGATAATGAGATGGTTAAGAAGTGCGTTATTCAAGCTGTTAACTTCACTAAGAGTAAATTGAATATTACAACAAGTATGGCTAGTAGATATGTGTATCAGATAGTTATTGCTTGTAAGAATGGAATAGTACAACCTAATGGCTAAGCTGCAGAAGAAAGTATTGCCTCATCAACATAAGATTATCTACTCGCAAGCTATGTATCCAGCTCTCGTAGCTGGTTTTGGAAGTGGTAAGAGTGAATCGTTGATTATGAAGGTATTGAAGCAGTTGTTTGAGATTAATGAGTATGCTTATATTGCTGTATATGAGCCAACAGTTGACCTTATTAAGAGAATTATGTATCCTAGATTTGAAGAGATATTAGCTAATGCTGGATTGAAGTATAGATTGAATAAGTCTGAAGGTACTATTGATATTGAATCAGTAGGACAGATAATATTTCGTTCATTAGAGAATCCTAGCCGTATTATCGGTTATGAAGTACATCATAGTCATGCAGATGAATTAGATACGCTAGATGCTGATAAGGCTTCTGATGCTTGGGTAAAGATTATCTCTCGTAATCGTAAGAGATTGCCTGATAATGGTACAAATACTGTATCAGCATATACTACTCCAGAAGGATTTAGATTTACTTATCAGAGATGGGAAAAACAAAGGATTAAAGACATTGAAGAGCTTGGTTTCTCTGACTATGAATTAATTAAAGGCTCTACTTATGATAATCCTTATCTACCACCTGAGTACATACGTTCACTAGAGGCTTCTTATCCAAAAGATTTGATTAGAGCATATCTTAATGGTGAGTTTGTTAACCTTGAGTCTGGACAAGTGTATGTTGACTTTGATAACAAGCTAAATCATACAGACCTCTCATTAGATGGTTCTTATAGACCATTTAACAATGCAGAGAGAGTTCATGTTGGATTAGACTTCAACATAGGTCATATGAGTGCTGTAGTGGGTGTTCACAGGGATGATAATATGTATATAGTAGATGAGATTACAAACCAAAGGGATACTCCATCTATGATAGTTGAAATAAATAGAAGATATGGTCATCATCCAATAACTGTATATCCAGATGCTAGTGGTAACTCAAGGAAGACAGTTGATGCATCTAAGTCTGATATTGTATTGCTAAGAGAAGCTGGGTTTACAATCAATGCTCCACTGAAGAATGGTGCTGTTAAGGATAGAATTATTGCTGTAAACACTATGTTTTGTAATTCTATTGGTACAAGAAGGCTATTTATCAATACTCACGTTTGCAAAGAGTTGGTTGATAACTTGAATGAACAAGCTTATGATGATAATGGCAACCCTAGAAAGGCAAACAATGTTGACCATATGCTTGATGCTCTAGGCTACCTAATAGTTCGTAAATATGGCGTAAATAAGGCTACAACTAAGGTAAAAACATTTAGGTTATAATTTCACTACTATGGTAAACCTCTGAAATCACGTTTACTTTGTTTAAAAAGGACACATAATGGCTCTATATAAAGAACAGAAAGATAACGTAGATTTTAAGCATCCTGACTATTTGCTTTCAGCTGAGCAAGTTAAGTATGTAAAAGATATATTCGATGGTATTGATACGGCTAAGAAGTATGTCAAGCAAGCTCCTAGGGAAAATGATGAATCTTATATTACAAGAAGAGATGCTGCTACACTAAAGAACTTTGTTAAGAGAGCTGCTGAAGCATTTGTTGGTATGATATTCAGAAAGCCTATTGATACGGTTGGTTTTGGAAAGAGCGTAAATGCTGTATTTAAGAATGTTGATACTAAGAATACTATCAATAAATTCTCAAGAGATTTAACTACTACACTGATACGTGATGGTAAATGTTTTATTGCAGCTGATACTCCAATTGGAGGGGGAAATCCATATCTAGCTATTATTGAACGTAATAGCGTAATTAACTGGAGAAAAGACTCTACTGGCAAGTACACCATGGTTGTCGTGCATGAAGTAATTGAACAGCCAAGCGGTGAGTTTGGAATAGAAGTAGTTGAGCAGTGGAGAGTATATAAAGAAGATGGAAATGTTGATATTTACTCAAAGAATGAAAATGGTGAATACGGTTTAGTCAAAACAATAGATACAGAGTATGACTATATCCCAATTGTAGCTTTGGATATTAGTGAATTACCTCCTTTATATGATATTGCAAAACTTACTGTTAAGCACATGAATAGAACAAGCTTTAAAGACAAGTACCTTGATATGGCTGCTATACCAATTCCAGTTATATGGGGAGCTGATGAGAATAACGGAGATGGAACTAAGCCTGTATTTGTTATTGGGGTAGATGAAGCATTTGTATTCACTGGTTCTAAGCAAGAAGGTGACTTTGAGTGGAGAGAACTAAGTGGTAGTTCAATAAAAGCTCTACAAGATGATTTATCTGTAATTGAAGAAGATATTACCTCTGGTGTAATTCGTGCAGCCACAAGCGATAATACAACCGTTAAAACAGCCACTCAAGCATTCTATGAAGCAGCTGAGTCATCTAATCGTGTTACGGTTATTGCTAACGTAGTTGAGATTGCATTAAATAAAGCAGTAATCATGTTGGCTGATATGGCTAATGAACCAATGCCTGAAACAGCTAGAGTTATTGTTAACCAAGATTTCAATGCTATTACAAGTGCTAATGATGACTTGCGACTACTTTGGGAAATCTACATGGGCGGGGCTTTGTCAATTGAAACATTCCTAAACTCGCTTGATAGTTATGAAGTGGTAGATATTGGTTCAGTCGAAGATGAACTAAAGCGTATTGGACAGGATAATTTTACTCCTGAACCAAAGAATATGAGCGAAGAGTCAAAGACTGCTATTGACAATAAGATGCTATCGGTAAAGAGCAGTGCAGAACAAATGTGATATAATTTCCACAGCAAAGGTGGATACCAGCTAAAATTTGAAGGAGGACATGGAGATGTCTTTAGATGTAGTAAAAAAGTTTGCAGAAGAAAGTGGTAACGAAGAGTTGTTGAGTGCCGTAAAAGGCATAGGTAGTTCAATGAGTGCGAATCTGGATAGAATCGGCTACTTAGAAAAAGAACTTCAAGGTACAATCTCGAAGCGTGATAGACAAGCTGAACTTGTAAAGGCTAAACTTGGTCTTGAAGAACTTACTGAAGATGCTCTTGAAAAAGCACTACAGAGTAAAGCCAAGCAAGGAACTCCTGAGTTTGAGGCTGAAAAGTCAAAGCTTGAACAGATGATTGCTGCATTACAGGAAGAGAAGACTGGTCTATCTTCAAAGTATGAGCAAACTGTAAATATGGGTAAGATTGAAAGATCGTTAAATGAGCTTGGTGCTGCTAAGGACGCTAACGGACAGAAGGCTTACGATATTCTATTGGCTGAAGTTACTCAGAATGCTGTTTTTGATAATGGCAATCTAGTTTTCAAAGCAAATGATGGAACTACTGTCAGAAATACAGATGGTACTCCAATGACTCTTGCTGATAAGTATAATCAGTTGAAAGAATCTGAAGGGTTTAAGTTCTTGTTTGTTGAGACCAAGCCAAAGTCTGGTTCTGGTACTCAAGGAACAAAAGGTGGGTCTACACAGACTTTAAGCAGAGGGTCAATGACAAATGCGGATAAGGCTAAGTTTATTACTGAACATGGTCAGAATGCGTATTTGAAGTTACCAAAATAACAAAAGGATAAACAATGGCACTTAAAATTGATAATGAAATCGTACACACGGTTGCTACAGAAACTATTATGCAGAATGTTGACGCATTCACAGCTGGTACTCGTGGAGCTATTACACTAGGTACTCAAATGATTTCAGGTGATATGCTTGAAACTTCTATGTTGGCAGAAATTGCTTCACTTATCGCTCGTAGAGATATTGCTTCAGATGCAGCTGCTGCTGTTAAAACTGTTGACTCACGTGATGAGAATACGATTAAGGTTTACTGGGGAACTGGTGCTATTGAGTTTAAATCAGTAGATGCAAAACGTTATGGTACTGATGCTGGTGCATTCTCAGCTGCTATTGGTGAGCAAATTGGTAAGGGTATCATTTCTTATGCTCTAAACGCTGGTATTGCAGCTGTACGTGCTTCTATTCAAGCTGGTGGATATGTTACTGGTGATGGTATCGCTACAATTACTCCTACATTGTTGAATAGCTCATTGAAAACATTTGGTGATGCTCAAGATTCAATCGTATCTTTCGTAATGAATGGTGCTACATATAATGATTTGGTTGGTAGTGCAATTGCTTCTACTTCTTCTTCTGTTGCTTATGGTGCTATCTATGAAGGTGCTACTGGTAGTCTTGGTCGTCCTGTATTCGTAACTGATGCTGCTGGTCTTGCAATGACAGTTGGTGCAGAAGCTGGAACTGCTGTTCTTGGTCTTACTATGGATGCTGTCAGTATCATTGAATCAGAGTCTCGTGACTTTATGAGTGAAATGGTATCTGGTGGAGAGAACATTAAGTATCGTATCCAAGCTGAGGGTTCTTATGCTCTTAACGTAAAAGGCTATAGCTGGAAAGCTGCTAGTGGAACAAACCCAACTATCGCTGCTGTAGGTACTGCTGCTAACTGGGAAAAGAAAGCAACTAACGTCAAGTCAACTGCTGGCGTTATTCTTTTCGTAGCGTAATAAACTATGACTATCATCTACTCTAACAAAGAGGTTGATAGTCTAAGTGGTCAATACGTTGAACCGTTTAGATTCTCAGGAGTTGAAAAAGGTGTTACAAAAGTCTATACAGATGATAGTAAAATTGAATCTGCATACAAAGATGCTGGTATTGAAGTTAGTCCTATTTCTAGTAAAGAAGATAAGCCTTTACCAAAAAAGCAGAATAAAGTAGTCTCTTAGGAGGCTATGAATATTTTTCTATAAGGAATAATCAATGGCACTAGTTATTTATCCTGCAACTGGGTACGATTCATTAATATCGGAGGCAGATGCTACAGCAATCATAACAGCCAATAGCCTACAGTCATCATTGTGGTCTGCATTAACATCTGCAAATAAAGAAATCTATCTACGTATAGCAACTACTAGAATACTAAACTCAGTATCCTATGATTACTCAAACCCAACTGGCTACTTAGATGAAGCAAAATATTTAGCAGCAGATAGCTGCTTACCTAAGTCTTGTGCATTGATGGCTATACACGATTTAGCATATGGATTAAGTTCTGAAATCAATCCTCAGACTGGGCTTATAGCCAAAGAGAAGGTTGGTGATCTAGAAGTTACTTACATTCATGGAGCTAATGCTTCATCCAAGCAACTATCTAGTAGAGAAACTAATCCATTCCCAGCATCAGTTCAATCATGCTTGAAGTCATACGGAGCAATACTAAGCAACGGTGGATTCAGACAAGCTACATTAGAGCGTGCATAATGTCATTGGCTACTAACCTACAAGCTACATCAGTACAGCTTCTAGTAAAGTATGGAAATGCAGTTACTTTGATTAAGTCTGTTAAAGATACTGTATATAATCCTGCTATTGCTGGAGGATATGCAATCGTTAATACAACGTATAGCGATAAGGCTTACATTAAAGCACCTACAACAGCTGAACTTGAATACAGTGGTATAGATTCCTCTTTATGGAATAAAGTGTCAGGAATAGCAACTATAGCGTATAAGAGTGACTATTCTAATATAACAAATGACTGGACTATAAATGGAAA